AGTATAATTATCATTCATATTATTATCCCCTTTAAAAATTATAAAATCAAAACTTCCCTCTAAGCTCAACTACCTTGCCTATAATACTAACAGGAAGTGAAGCTATATCCTGTTTATTAAAAGATAATGGTTCGTAATCCTGATTAAAAGAGAGTAAGGTAATGCCGTCATTGTGCTTTAAAAGTTTCTTGCAACAGGCATCATCTCCATTAACTTTAGCAATTACAATATCTCCATTTTCTGCATCAGATTGAACTCTTACGATCACAACATCCCCTGATTGGATCCTTGGAGACATTGAATTACCTTTTATACGAAGTCCGAAGAAATTTCCTCGTCTTGCAAGGTTTTCGTCTATCTCCTCATAATCAATAATATCTTCTATGGCCTCTATGGGTATACCGGCTGCTACATCACCAAGGACGGGAATTTTTACACCTCTTGGCTTGTCATGTGGTTCGGGCTTGTCATCTAATAAGTCTGACTTGTTTATGCCGAAGTAGTCGGCTAAGGCTTGAACCTTACCCATTCTAGGTAAAGCAACCATTTGTAGCCATGTGTTAAAAGTTTGTGGTGATACACCTATGGCGTCTGCAACTTCCTTCTGTGTTTTATTTTCTCTATCTAAATAATGCCTTAGGTTTTTGGCGAATATCTTCTTTTGTAGTTCATCTGACATACATCTATCCTCCTAGATACATAATATAATGTAATTTGATTAAAGTCAACAATTAGTAAAAAAAAATTTGATTTTAGTATTGACATCAAATTAAATTTGATTTATGATAATGCCGGTAAGACTTAGGAAAGGAAGTGATAAAGATTTTACAGATAAGTTTAGCAGCAGCAAGGGTGAACGCTGGAATGACGCAGGAAGATGTGGCAAAGGCTCTTAAAGTCTCAAAAAATACTATTGTAAACTGGGAAAAGGGTGAGACAGAACCGAAAATTTCGAGGATAAGAGAGTTGTCAGAGCTTTATAACATGCCAGTAGACAATATTTTTTTGCCTAATAAATCAAATTTATTTTGATTAAAAGGGAGGTGATTTTATAAATGAATTAAAAATATCTATAGCGGTTGAAAGATGGAAGAATATTTAAAAGTTATATAGGTAAAAACAAAAGGTAGGTTAGGATGGGACATGATAGATAGCAAACAAAAATTAGAAGAGTTATTGATTAAGAAAATAAAGGAATTAGTTGAAGAGCCAGCAACAGCAGAAGAATTGCAAACACTACCATTGCTGGCACATGAATTAGTAGAACTTTGGCGTTACACAAGTGAATTAAGTTCTAGCAGGAATATTAGGAGGAAAAGATAATGGCAAATAAGGATATTATACCGGATGCAGTTACATCAGTAGATGTTATACAGGTAATAAGAACAGTTGCAATGAGGGGAGCAGGGACACCGAATGATCCATTTAGAAACATTACTCAATTTTGGACAATGGATGGATTGTTGATTAAAGAAACCGATATTCAAATGGAGGCAAATAAAGATATCATACCAGATGCAGTTACATCAGTAGATGTTATGCAGGTAATAAGAACAGTTGCAATGAGGGGAGCAGGGACTGAGGAAGACCCGTTCAGAAACATCACACAATTTTGGACTCTGGACGGGTTTTTGATTAAAGAAGTTGATATTCAGAAAGAAGCAGGTGCAATTACTCATGATTATCGGGAACGGTCGGCCGCTTTGCGTGGGATGATGAAATAAACTCCGTTGCTTTGTCGGCAAGTATATCGTATTCGATAAATGCAACTAAAGCTTCAAGGAATGCTTTTATGTCTTTAATACTGTAATTTTCATGCTTACGCTCGTAATGTGTTTCATCATTACCGAGCCATGCACATGCTTTTGCAAGATTTTTAATACGGCTACTATCAATGTAACTATTGATGCAGCTGGCAAGTGCAGCCTTACGGATTTCGGATTCTTTTTTAGGATATTTATAGATCGAATAATCTTTTACAAGATATTCAAGTGCTTTTCTAAACCCTATACCGGTAAGCTCATCAAGCCCTTTAGTTTCGGATTCAAAAGCTTGCGAGTATATTTTGGAAAATTTGGCAGAAACATTTGTTACTTCCTCTGGAACTGTGGGAGTGTTATTGCAATCACCATTTGAATATCTATAAATTCTGAATTCTGAATTTGCCATGTTGTCACCCTTAGATACAGCGAAATAAATGCGAGTGCATTTAGGGCAATAATATTCAGCATAGACATCGAACATAGTGGTGAAGTCATCATCGTCATATAGATGGTATGCATTAATCGGCAAATCTCTGTTGCCGGTACCACAAATTGGGCAGGTTTTAGGTATTTGTAATTTGATTTCTAATTCCGGCTGACCTTGATGAACAGGTTTGGCAATAATTTTTTGAAAAGACATATAGTACCTCCTTTGCTATTTAGTTGGATTATAGCATAAAAAATGAGCTGAAAGTAAATTGATTTGGACAGGGAAAATAGGAATTCATTTTTGTAAAAGTTATATAAGGAAAAACAAAAGGAGAAAACATGAAAACAGAAAATAGGATAAACCGTGATAATGGAGCGGAGCTGATAAGACTTATTGAGAAAGCTATAAGTTGCTGCAGGTGGAAGGCTAATTTTGCCTTCTCAAATACAAGTGATTATAGAAAGTGGAAAGAAAAGAAGAAAGCATTGGAAGATGCATTAGAGGTAGTAAAAGAAATTAGAAATGTAATTTAAGGAGTGATATTGAATGACAATATATGAAGCAGAATAAATTTAGGGGTGAACAGTTATGACAGAAGAACAAAAAAAGTTGGAAAGCATTTTACTGAGGTTAGTTGAGGACCTGTATATTAGAGGGTCAGTGGATCAGCTATCGCTAATAGCTCATGAACTTATAGAGTTGTGGAAGGAGGCAGGGAACAATGGAATTTCCGAGGCAAATAATGAAAATCAGTGAACTTTGTAAAATGGGTTTTCCAAAAGAAATGTTAATGGAGATATTCAGAAATCCAAGACAGAATTTTGCAAGGAAGATGAATCCTCTTAGGAGAAACAGCCATATTATTTTCGAGACGGATGGACTTAATAAATGGCTGAATGAGGATATAAAGCTACAGGGGAAGGGTAGAAAGTGAGATTACAGGACAAAAAGAAGTCGGAGGCAACTGAGCAAGCTCTTTTAATGGATTGGGCTAATTTGATGTCAAACACTCATAAGGAATTAAGTCTACTGTTTCACATTCCAAATGGTGGGAGTAGAAACAGACTGGAGGCAATAAATCTTAAGAGGCAAGGAGTAAAGGCAGGAGTTCCTGATCTGTTTCTCCCGGTAAGCAGACATGGAAAAAACGGCTTATTTATTGAGATGAAGTTCGGAAAGAATAGAACAACGGATTTACAAGATGAATGGCTAAAGAATTTGAATAAGCAAGGCTATGCAGCAGTAGTCTGTTATGGATTTGATGATGCAGCAGGAGTAATAAAAGAGTATTTAGGGATAGTTTAGGATAAGGGAGAACATACATGAATAAAAATATTCAAAGAGATGAGGATAGACAAATACAGGTACCTAATGTTTTTAAGGATAAAACTGAAGGTGAATATATGCTGATAAAAAAAGAGGAATTTGAAAACCTTATGGAGTGCAATAAGAACATTGAGGAGACAATAACCATAGCTGAAAAGATTACTATTTGCGTTGGCCTAATCGTTGCAGGAGTAATTATATGGATAATTTTGCTATGAGAAGGAAGAAAGTAATACACAGATTATGGACCGAAGAAGAGTTTGAAATCATGGCTGATATGGTTAAAAAGGGAAGTACACAAAGAGCAATTGCTGAACGTTTGAATCGTAGCTATGGAAGTATTCATAGAAAAATATACGATATGAGGAACGATATATGGGATAAGAGCAGATGGAGTAAACATATATCTATTAGATCGTTTAATTATTGGACATATGAAGAATTGCGTGAAGCTAAACTTATATTAGATTGTGGTGGAACGTTAGCTGAGGCGGCAAAAAAGACATCACATAGTGGCGGAACTCTTGGGAATAAGATAATTACAATGGGTAGTGACTTCTGGGAGGAGAGGAATTGGGACAGGTATGTAGTTGGGTAGATAATAATTACGAGTATGAGAACTTAAGGACTACTGCACGGTCGGTGACTAAAGGAACTGTCCTGAAAAGATTTATTGGAAGTGTATGGCACCAAATAAATGAAGAGAGGGGTTATGAAAGTCAGTTTTATATTGCCAATATTACTGATCGTGGCCATCATGGAGAGTTTGATGGTGTGCCGGTATTCATAACAAGTTCAGATAAGGAATTTAGAAAAGAATTTGAAAAAAATAAAAGGTTTAAACAACTAAATGAATTATATAAAAAATGAGCCTGTAACAAAGACAGGCTCATAATGCTAAAAAGCATCTATCAACATTAATATTCTATGCTTTTTGGTCTAAGAAGTCAAGAAAAAATGTGGAGGAATCCACCTTTAACTGCTTGATTAAAATATTAAAGTTACGACTAAGGAGCGTAGAAAAATGTATGTTAAAAAGATGTATAACCTAGGAAAGCATAAAGAGATAATAGAGGTTCACAATTTTCATCCGGGTAACTATGGAGCACCGGGACATAAGAGAGAAAAAAGAGAGAACGTATCTCCGGAAGTGATAAAAAGGCAGAACCATGCCAACAGAGTAAGAAAAATACAAAGATTGATACTTGGTAATTTCAAGGCAGGAGATTGGCATATTGTCCTTAAGTACAAAAAAGAACTCAGACCTGAGGACTTCAAAGAGGCGAAAGACCAGTTAAGCAATTTTTTCAAGAAGATGAGGCTGAATCTGAAAAAACATGGGATAAGTTTCAAGTATATCGGAGTGACTGAGATGGGTAAAAAGGGGAATGCCTTGCATCATCATATCATAGTTGAAAACATCACCGATCCGGTAAATATGCTTCAGCTTATAAGAAAATATTGGGAGTATGGCCATATTGCTCTGACTGATCTATACGAAGAAGGAGCATATCAGAGATTGGCCGAATACATAGTGAAAGCTGAAACAAAGGATCCTGAGGGTAAGTCAAGCTACAAGCGCAGCAGGGGTAATCTGATAGAGCCGGAAGTCAAAAGTAAGATCATGCTTAGAAAGAGTTGGCCGAAAGAACCAAGACCGAAGAAAGGATATTACATAATAGCTGATAGCGTGATACAAGGAGAAAACCCTATTACAGGTTATCCGTATCAAAGATATATGATGCAAAGACTGCCTAAAGTCGGAGCTATAGAAAGAGAGGAGACAGAGTGGAAACAGAATGTAGAGTCAATATTTACATAACCACATCAATAAGAGGGCCGGCAAAGAGAAACGGTGGTTATGGCTATGTAATAGAATTTATAAAAAAAGATGGCAGTCCTGTAACCAGAAGTGGAGTTGGGTATGAGGAAAGAGCTACAGAGAATAGACTAACATTGCTTGCATTGAAAGATGCGTTGAAGAGATTAACAAAAAGTTGTTCAGTCCTAGTATTTACTAGGTGTGAGTATGTTTTTAGAGCATTTCAAAACGGATGGATTTTAGAATGGGAAAAATCAGCCTGGACAAATTCAAAAGGTAAAAAACTAAACGATTGGGAGCTGTGGAAAGAAATCAAAGAGTTGTCCACAATTCATAAGTTATCTTTTGAGAGTACCGAGGTTAAGAATCCTTATGAAATGTGGATAAGTGAGAATATAAAGAATGCATTATTGTTGAACAAGGAGGAAAAGAGTGAATAGAGTAATATTAATGGGAAGACTTACAAGAGATCCTGAAGTGAGATATACAAGTGGTGAGAGTTCAATGGCGGTAGCAAGATATACATTGGCTATTGATAGAGCTGTGAAGAAGCAGGGAGAACAATCAGCTGATTTTATAAACTGTGTAGCCTTTTCAAAGGCAGCAGAATTTGCAGAGAAGTATTTCAGACAGGGCATGAGAGTATTGGTATCAGGAAGGATACAGACAGGTAACTATACGAATAAAGAAGGGCAAAAGGTATATACAACAGAGGTTATCTTAGATAGTCAAGAGTTTGCAGACAGCAAAGGAGAAAATACAAAAGCAACAAGCAATCATAGTTCAAGTGTGGATGCAGATGGATTTATGAATATACCGGATGGAGTTGATGATGAGGGATTACCGTTTAATTAAAATCACAGGAAGGAAAGAATATGTTTATTAAGCAATCAGTATTTGAGAAGTTGATAAAGAAAGCATATAAGTATGATGCATTGAGAATATATAAAAGTGAAGATGATGACTTGATTATAGATACTCCAAATTGGACGCTAGGAATACGCAAAGATTTTATAACTAAAGAAGTCAAGGGAGCACTGGTAAAGCTTGTAGGAGATTTACCGGAGCGAACAGAGTCTATATTGTATGGCAAAGGTGGAAATATGCAATATGAGATTTCAGAAATGATAGATACATCAATGCTGAACAATGATTATACAAAAGATAGGGAATATAGTCCTTATATTATCTCCAATGTAACTATAGAAAAGACATACAGAGTAATTCAGTCTGAAAGTGATATAAGCATAATAAGAATGTTTGAGCAGGAATATTTGAATTTGATTGAAAGAAGTCTTGTGGATATTAAAGGTGGAGAGACGAATGTTGAAGGACCTATCAATGATGATAAAGGTTCAAGCCTCAGATGGCATACGAATGTATGTGCATTGGGAATAAAGCGTAGTATAGCAGAAGATTATACAAATGAACTGATAGAGACACTTAAGAAAATAAAACTTGAAAAATGTGAGGAGTAGGTATGGCAATACAAAAAGATATAGTAATCAACAGAAAAGAATATGAGCGAATAAAAAGATATGATCATAATCAAATGAACAACTATGTGAAGAGTATATATAAGAGTGGTTTTGAAGACGGCAAGGCAGCAGTTCCGGGAATTGATATACAATACATTGCTGATATAGTTAGAGGTGTAAAAGGTGTCGGAGAAAAAAGAGCTGCAGAAATAGTAAAGGCACTTGAAGTAGAAATGGCAAAGCTGTAAAGCGAGGTGGTAAATCGTGAAGGTAAATAAAGAAGAATGGGGAAAATATAGGATAGGTGTAAAGAAGGCAAGGGAACTATATTATTTTTGTTTGCAGTATGGTGAATGGAAGGAGGAACTATCAAGTAAAATTAATTCTTTAAAGAGTGGATGTGGAGGAGGTGGTGGGAAAGGGATAGGAGATAGCACGATGGCACTTGCTATAAAAAGAACTATTCTAAAAGATAAGTGTGAACTTATAGAAAGTACTATTGTGGAGACAGACAAAGACTTATATAGATATTTACTTAAAGCAATTACAGAAGAAGGAGTAACATATCAGTATTTAAGAAGTGTTATGGGAATGCCGTGCAGCAGGAGAAAATACTATGAAACTCGTAGAAGATTTTATTATTTGCTATCAAAGAAAAAAGAAAATCTAATGATTTAAAAAAGAGGGTCACTCATAAAGTTAAAAACGTGATATATTGATATCATAAGATTCACAGGCCAAGGGCTGTGAATTGAAATGACATGTGTTTCTCCTAAAGGGCACCTCAAGAAATTGGGGTGCTCTTTAAAGTTATAAGGAGTGTTAAATGCCGGCAAGGAATAGACCTGACAAGGATGGAACGCATAGAGGTGCGTTTGAGAAGAACAAGAGAAAGATATATGCAACACGAACAATATGCGGTATATGCGGTAAGCCGGTTGATATGAGTCTTAGGTGGCCAAACCCTATGAGTAAGTGTATAGACCATATTATACCTGTAAGCAAGGGTGGACATCCGTCAGATATTGACAATTTACAACTTGCACATATGTGTTGTAACAGGGAGAAAAGCGATAAGATTCTTAAAGAAAAATTAGATAAGCCGGTGGCTAAGGTAGATGAGATTATAAGTAATAGAGTTTTACCGCAGACAATTGACTGGTCAAAGTATAAAGGATAGGGGGCTATAGTACCCCCACCCCTTACTGCTTTGTACCCCACGCCCGTACTGGGAATATTTCTCGCTGAAAATAAAAGGAGGACTTAATTGAGCCAAATTTATGGAATAGAATATCTTAGAAATAAGCTGGCTTTAAAGAAAACCAGAGTAAAGATAAGATATAATTTTTATGAAATGAAAAACAAAGTTAAGGATTTTCAAATATCAACACCTCCAAGTCTAAGGGAGTGGGTAGGCAGTATCGGATGGTGTGCAAAGGCTGTTGATACACTGGCAGATAGATTGATATTCAGAGAATTTGCTGATGATAAATTCCAAATCAATGATATATTTAAACTTAACAATCCGGATGTATTTTTTGATAGTGCAATATTATCTGCACTAATATCATCTTGTTGTTTTGTATATATTTCAGGAGATGATAGGGGATACCCAAGACTACAGGTTATTGACGGAGCTAATGCAACAGGATGTATAAACCCTATTACAGGATTGCTTACAGAAGGATATGCAATTTTAGAAAAAGATAAAAATGGGAATGCAACTACTGAGGCTTATTTTGTAGAAGGACGAACGGAAATATATAGGAAAGGTGAAAGAGTGCCGGAGATTATAACTAATAATGCCGGACATCCTTTATTAGTGCCTATTATGTTTAGACCTGATGCGGTGAGAGAGTTTGGTCGTTCAAGAATTAGTAGGGCTTGTATGAGCATTGTAGGTTCGGCGTTAAGAACGATTAAGAGGTCTGAAATATCAGCAGAATTTTATTCGTTTCCTCAAAAGTATGTACTTGGAACTGATCCGGATCAAGAGCCTCTTGAGAAGTGGAGAGCAAGTATGTCTTCACTTATAGAATTTACAAAGGATGAGGACGGAGATGTCCCGACAATGGGACAGTTCTCACAACAGAGCATGTCACCACATATTGAACAGCTTAGAATGTTTGCAGCATTGTTTGCAGGTGAAACAGGATTGACACTTGATGATTTAGGATTTGTTACAGATAATCCATCCAGTGCAGAGGCAATAAAGGCATCACATGAAAACCTAAGGTTATTAGCAAGAAAAGCACAGCGGAATTTCGGAAGCGGATTTTTAAATGTCGGATATGTATCTGCATGTTTTAGAGACGATTTAAATTACGAAAGAAAAGCATTTTATAAAACATTGGCGGAATGGGAGCCGATATTTGAGCCGGATAGTGCAATGTTGTCTGCAATTGGTGATGGTGTGATTAAGATTAATCAGGCAGTACCGGATTATATTAGTGAAAAAAACCTGAGAAACTTAACAGGTATAAAGAAGCTTGAGTGAAAGTATTATGAGTGATGTTATCAGTAAAATAAAAGACGAATACAACAAGTCTATAAAAGATAGTTCTTTAAAATCTATATATGATAAGATTGAAAAAGGTGTAGCTACTTATGCTGAGGCAAGTGTTTTTTCTTCAAAAGCAGGACAGATAATAGCAAAAATACTTGATAAGTATTTAAAGGAAAATATGATGGGTGATATTGTACCTATCGAAGTGGCAAAAAGTTTAATACCCGGTTCACTAAAGCATAATCATGAGAAGGTAGCAGAAGTTTGCGAACAGGTTCAAGCAATATTAAATGAGAGTGCCGGAATAGGACTAAAGCCGTTAAAACCGTTTTTTGATGATAGAAAAGCGGAAGGAATAGTGGTAGAAGTTGTTAATGCAAAGAGTTATCTTGATAAGAGTATTGCTTTTATGGAGCATGTTGAAAACTTATCTATGGCAGCAGTTGATAAGGCCGTTAAGGTTAATGCAGACTTTCATAGTGAGGCAGGCCTTGCACCTAAAATTAAAAGGGTATCAGTTGGAAAATGCTGTGAGTGGTGTCAAAAAATCGTTGGACTATATGACTATGAAGATGTAAAAGATACCGGTAATGATGTTTTTAGAAGACATTCAAATTGCAGATGTCAGGTACAATATATACCTACAAGAGGTAAGGCAAAGAATGTTCATAATAAAAGATAGATGATAGTATAAAGAATAGGAGTAGATAAGCATGCAACAACGGATAGGAAATCAAATACCTACGCAGTCCGTTGTTTCAGACTATGAGGAGACAAAAGGCAATGATGCAGTAGAGATTTATAATAAAACCGGTAGAGTTGCACAGGAGTGGCAAGTCAGGTTGGTATGTGACATTATGGCATTTAATAAAGATGGACTGTGGACACATACTAAATATGGGTATTCACTACCGAGAAGAAACGGAAAGACGGAAGTTGTTTATATAAGAGAATTGTGGGGGCTTATTAGTGGAGAGAGAATACTTCATACAGCTCATAGAACAACTACATCTCATTCTTCCTGGGAAAAGACTTGTATGCTTTTAGCGGCAGCAGGATACAAAGAAAAAGAGGATTATAAAACAACTAAGCAGTTTGGTCTTGAGAAGATTGAAATGCTTAAGGGTGACAAAAAAGGTGTTATACATTACAGAACCAGGTCAAGTAAAGGTGGATTGGGTGAGGGATTTGACTTAGTAGTAATTGATGAGGCACAGGAATATACAGATGATCAGGATACGGCCTTAAAATATGTTGTGTCAGATTCTTTGAATCCGCAAATTATTTACTTGGGAACGCCACCAACAGCAGTTTCAGCCGGAACTGTTTTTTTAAAATATAGAGATAAGACTTTACAGGGACAAAATCAAGATTCAGGATGGGCTGAGTGGGCAGTTGATGAAATGACAGACCAGAATGAAGTTGAGGCTTGGTACCTGACGAATCCGTCACTTGGAACAATACTAACAGAAAGAAAGATAAGAGCAGAAATCGGACCGGATGAGATTGACTTTAATATTCAGAGATTAGGTCTATGGATAAAGTATAATCAGAAGTCGGCAATTACGCTTACAGAGTGGAATGCAATGATGGTGTCAGATTTTAAGGAGTCTTTGTTGGTTGGTGGAATACATGTGGGGGTTAAATTCGGACATGATGGATTAAATGTTGCTGTATCTGTAGCTGTAAAGACTAAGGATGATAAGGTATTAATTGATGGTATTGATTGTAGGCCGATAAGAGCAGGCGTTGATTGGATTGTAGCATGGATAAAAACAGTTAAAGCTGAGTCAATAACTATTGACGGTGATAATGGAAAAGCTTTACTTGTCAATGCATTAAAAGATGCAAAGGTAAGGATTAAGCCGGTACTACCAAAGACAGCGGATATAATTGCACTACATACATTGTTTGAACAGGCTTTAGAGAGTCAAAGTATTTGTCATTTGGGACAGCCTTCCATGGTTCAAGCTGCTACTAACTGTGAGAAGAGAGCAATCGGATCTAATGGTGGTTTTGGATATAAGGCTAATAAAGAAGGGATAGAAATTGCACTTTTAGAGAGTGCAATTCTTGCACATTGGTCATGTAGGCAATCAAAGGAAAAAAAGAAAAGAAGGGCAGTGAGCTATTAAGACAGGCAAAAGCTTGTCTTTTTTAGTTATAGATTGCAACACTTTGTGGAAAGGAAGAAAGATGGAGTTTAAGGCAATTGAAACAAAAGAGGCGTTTGATGAGGCGATAAAAGAGCCTATCAGACTTGCACAGGAAGAAGTAAGAAAAGAGTATGAAACTTACATGTCACCTGAGCAGGTGGAAAAGAAATATAAGGGGTACTTGTCGGAAAAGGAGGTGGTTGAGAAGTATAAAGACTATATGTCACCTGAACAGGTAGCAGGGAAGTATAAAGATTATTTGTCAAAGGAAGATGTAGATTCAAAAATCAAGGCGTATGAGGTTGAAAAACTAAGAACAAAGATTGCCCTTGATAATGGTTTGCCTTATGAGTTTGCAAACAGGTTACAGGGAGAGGATGAGAAAAGCATTCTTGAAGATGCACTGAGTATTGCAAAGCTTATCAAAGGTAATAGGAGTGTTCCACCTCTTAAGAACTCGGAGGGTGGAATAGATCCAAAAAGAGAGAGTTTTAAAAGATTAGTATCAGTACTTAAGGAGGATTAAAAAATGGCGTTAAATACAGCAAGAAGTTATTTTGATGCAGAATTGGTTGCAGATTTAATTAGTAAGGTAAAGGGCAAGTCATCACTTGCAATTTTATCAGCACAGGATGCTATTCCTTTTAACGGAATGAAAGAAATGATTTTCACTATGGACAATGAGATTGACATTGTTGCGGAGAACGGAAAAAAGTCGGAGGGTGGTATTTCAATTGAACCGCTCACTATTGTACCTATAAAGTTTGAGTACGGCGCAAGAGTGTCTGATGAGTTTATGTATGCATCAGAGGAAGCACAGGTGGATATCTTAACAGGATTTAATGAGGGTTTTGCAAGAAAGGTTGCAAAGGGTCTTGATCTTGCTGCATTCCATGGAATCAATCCAAGAACAAAGACGGCATCAACAGTAGTTGGAAATAATCATTTTGATGCAAAGGTAACACAGAAGGTTGTTTATGCAGCAGCAAATGCAGACGATAATCTCGAGGCGGCTATTGCATTGGTAGACGGATCTGATGGAGATGTCACAGGAATTGCATTGTCAAAAGTTTTTGGAAGTGCTATGGCAAAGATTAAGGCAAATGGAATTAAGCAGTATCCTGAATTTGCATTTGGAGCAAATCCCGGAGTTTTTGCCGGCAGGCCTATTGATATAAATAGTACTGTAAACGGAGCGACTGTAAAGGACCATGCAATAGTAGGAGATTTCCAGAACGCTTTCAAGTGGGGATTTTCTAAGGAAATACCGATGGAAATTATTCAGTATGGTGATCCGGATAATAGCGGAAAAGACTTGAAGGGATATAATCAGGTATATATCAGAGCTGAGGTGTATATCGGTTGGGGAATCTTAGTGCCGGAGTACTTTGCAAGAGTTGTAGAGGAATAGGTATGAAGTATATTAATGTGATTACAGGAAATACCATTGATATAGATTCAGAGATTCGTGGAGAAAATTGGGAGCTCGTAAGAGCTTCTGATTCTCTTGAAGAAAAAGCAGGAGAGATAGATTCTTTATCTGAAGAATCTGCTGCAAATGTTGCATCAAGCAAGGTTAAAACAGCAAAGAAGAAGTAGGTATTAAGATGAGTGAGCTGGCAACGCTTGAAGATGTTGAAAAGATATGGAGAAAATTTAAGAATACTGAAGAACGAGATAGAGCGATAGAGCTGCTTGTTATAGTGTCCGACAGTTTACGAGAAGAGGCGACTAAGTATGGTAAAGATATTGACTTAATGGCAAATTCAAGTGCGACTTATGCGAGTGTTGTTAAATCAGTGATTGTAGATGTGATCGCAAGAACTCTAATGACTTCCACAGATGCGGAGCCTATGACACAGATATCAGAATCGGCACTTGGTTATTCAATGTCCGGAACTTATCTTGTTCCGGGTGGAGGTCTGTTTATTAAAAAATCGGAACTTTCAAGACTGGGACTTAGAAGGCAAAGATTGAGGATGATAGAGTTATATGGCGAGAATTAAGGGAATTGATGTTGTATTGCTTGATACAGTTGTAGATGGAGAAGATGAGTTTGGTGCAGAAATATTAACTGAGAGAGAAGTTGTCATTAGTAATGTTTTGGTTGCACCTGCATCATCTACCGATATAACAGATTCTACACAGCTTTATGGAAGAACAGCTGTCTATACTCTTGCAATTCCTAAAGGTGATAATAATAATTGGGAAAATAAAAGAGTTAGATTTTTTGGTAACACTTGGAAAACATTTGGTATTCCACAGGAAGGAATTGAAAGCTTGATTCAACTTGATTGGAATAAGAAAGTCATGGTGGAAAGATACAATGGGTAAAGTAAGAATTGAACTAAACAGTCCGGGTATCAGGGCTATGCTTAAGAGTGAAGAAATTCAATCAAGTGTAGAAGAACAGGCTACAAGAATAGCAAATGAGGCCGGTGGAGACTTTGAAGTTAGAATTGCAGGTACAAGAGCGTATGCGAGTGTCAGTAATAGAAATAGACGAGGTTATGAGATGAATATGAGAAATAATACCTTGTTAAGGGCGGTTCATAGATGATTGAAAGTATTATTATAAAATATCTAAGAGATAAGCTTGGGATAAAGGTATATGCGGAAATTCCTGAAAGTCCGCCAAAAGAGTTCATTATTGTTGAAAAGACATCATCAGGAATTGAAGATTATATTTATCATGCAACGGTAGCATTACAATCATATTCTGATACTTTGCTTAATGCAGCAGTATTGAATGATAAAGTTAAAAAGGCAATGGATGTGATGATAGAGTTACCTGAGATAAGTAGCTGTAAACTGAATAGTGATTATAATTTTACAGATACGGCAACAAAAAGGTACAGATACCAAGCTGTATATAATATTGTGTTTTTTGGTTAAGCATTCTGATTGGCTCAGGATGCTTTTTATTTAGAAAGGAGCAAAAATGTCTAAGAATAATGCTAAGAATGTAACCACCGGTAAACCAAAGGTAGGTGGAGCGGTGTTTAGAGCACCGCTTGGGACTGCAATACCCGGTGATGCGGTAAGTGAGTTGGACCAGGCATTCAAAAATCTTGGTTATATATCAGAGGATGGAGTAACAAATTCAAATTCGGCTGAAACAGATTCAGTTAAGGCGTGGGGCGGCGATACTGTATTGGAGTTTGAGAAAGAGAGACCTGATACATTTGAGTTCACAATGATTGAGGGACTTAATGTTGAAGTTTTAAAAATGATATATGGTGAGGATAATGTTGCAGGTGATATCTCTGCCGGCATTACTATAAAGGCTAATTCTAAGGAAAGAGAAGAGGCCGTATACGTCATTGATATGATCCTTAGGGATAATGTTGCTAAAAGAGTTGTAATACCTAATGGAAAGATAACTGAGACAGGTGAAATTAAGTATGCTGACAGTGAAGCATTAGGCTATCAGGTTACTGTTTCGGCATTACCGAATACAGACGGAAATACACATATTGAGTATATGAAGAAGGGTTAAAGAATGATAGCAGGAAAATCAAAGAACGGTTTTGAGTTTGAGATTGATGAGAAAAATCTTAATGATTTTAGAATGATAAGAATGTTGGCCAGAGCGTCAAAAGATGATGATATCACTCTTTATTCCGAAGCTATGGAAAAGATATTTGGTGAGGAACAGTTCGAGAGAATGTTGGAATTTTTAGCTGATGATAAGGGTAGAGTTCCAATAGAAAAAATAAGTGAACTATTCACAGATGTTTGTGAGAGTGTAAAAGAATTAAAAAACTCTTAATCCTTGCTGCTATGATGTGCAATGAAGAGGCTATGATATGCGACCTTGCAGAAGTTTATCATATATACAACTATGAGGCATATGAGCCTTCTTTTATTGCTGTATTAGTAGCAGGGTTAAGGGAAGATAGTAGAAGTAAGATGTTACTGTCAGGAGCAAAGTTTAGTGTTGATCAAGCGTTAAAGATGATGATTGTTGATTATCTTAGGCTGATGGTTTGGATGAAAACGAGAGACGGGGCCAAGAATAGAAATAAGCCTAAATCACTATTTGAGGAAATTGAAAATGCTGATAATGTAGATAATATTATTGGTTTCAGTGATGGCAAAAGTTTTGAAAATGCCTGGAATAAGATGAGGAGGTGAACATTTGGCAGGAACAGAAATTGCTAAGGCATATGTGCAAATCATACCTTCGGCAGATGGAATAAAGGGCAGGTTGACTGAAGAACTTGGAGGTGAGGCTGAGAGCGCAGGAAATAGTGCCGGACTAAATATTGTAGGTGCTATTAAAGGCGCAATTGCAGCAGCCGGAATTGGAGCACTGATAAAGTCTACACTTGGCGAAGGAAGTGCATTGCAGCAGTCTATAGGTGGTATAGAAACATTGTATAAGGAATCTTCGGATACAATGGTAAAGTATGCCAATGAGGCATATAAGACAGCTGGAATGAGTGCAAATGACTATATGCAAACCTCAACAAGCTTTGCCGCTGCCCTGTTAAAAGGTGTAGGCGGAGATACAGCAAAGGCGGCAGAGGCGGCAAATACCGCTATTATCGATATGTCGGATAATGCAAATAAGATGGGAACATCAATGGACAGTATCCAAATGGCGTACCAAGGGTTTGCCAAAGGAAACTATAATATGCTGGATAATCTCAAGTTGGGATATGGTGGTACAAAAACTGAAATGGAGCGTTTGCTTTCAGATGCCCAAAAGCTGACAGGAGTCAAGTATGACATGAATAACTTATCAGATGTGTACAGTGCAATTCATGTTATACAAGATGAATTAGGCGTTACAGGAACAACTGCAAGAGAGGGTGCAACGACATTTGAGGGATCTATGTCTGCAATGAAGGCGGCGGCTCAAAACTTAATGGGATCTATTGCACTTGGTGAAGATATAGGTCCGAAATTACAGGCATTAACTGAAAGTGTATTTACATTTGTTTTTGACAATCTTATGCCTATGCTGGGTAATATACTAGCTGCAGTTCCGGGACTGGTTGTTGGAATAGTTGAAGGCATAGTTGCAGGTATTCCTAAGGTTTTATCAGTCATTACAAACTTGGTTACAGAGATTGCAAACACGCTGATTAACTATGATTGGCAAGGTTCGGCAATGAGCTTTGTTACATCATTAAATTCAGGAATATCAACTAATTTACCACAGCTGTTACAGAGTGGCGTTGGGATTATAACAAATTTGGTAAGTGGACTTGTGTCAGCACTACCCAATATTATCTCAGCAGCAGGAACAATTATAAGCGGTCTAATAACAGCGATAGCGACAGCGTTGCCGATGTTGTTGAAATCCGGAGCAGATTTGATACTTGGAATATTATCAGGATTTGAGAGTGGAAAAGTGAATATTGCATTATCAATGATGGATGCAATTGGAAACATCATAAGTACTGTTATGGATGCATTACCTGAATTGATTACAGCTGGTATTCAAATAATTACAGGATTTATTACGGGAATGATGTCACTTAATGGTGAAGCGGTTGGCAATACGGCAGAAATAATGTCGAGTTTAGTGCAAAAAATTGCAGATGGTATTCCTGAGTTTTTAGAAAAGGGCATGGAAATATTAAATGCACTAATCGATGGTATTGTTAATTCACTTCCACAAATTATAGAGACAGCTATTCAAGTGATTCAAAATATGGTACAGGCATTAGTATCAGCTTTACCAACAATCATAACAACCGGAGTTGAGATTATAACATCGCTAATCAATGGAATTTCTCAAAATCTTCCAAGTTTAGTATCTAAGGCTACTGAAATAATAATTGATATAGCGAAGACTTTAATTGCAAATTTGCCGGGTATTTTAGCTACAGGAGTACAGATAATAGGAGCACTTTTAAGTGGACTTGTGCAGGCAATGCCACAGATATTATCAGCAATATCGAATTTGGCATTAAGTATAGTCAAGTCTATAATGGTCCTACAGACTCAACTTATGCAGGCAGGTATTCAGATAATAGCAGGATTGGCAAGTGGAATAGCAGGAAAAGTTTCAAGTGTGATCTCTGAAATGACAAAGCTTGGAAGTGAAATTATCAGTACGGTAAAAAGTATTAATTTAATTGATATTGGCAAACAGCTTATTGAGGGAATGGCCAATGGGATAAAGAGTGCAGCAGGAAAGGTTGCAGAGGCGGCAAAGAATGCAGCCAAAGAAGCATTTGATGCAGCAAAGAACTTTCTTGGTATTCATTCTCCTTCAAGGCTTATGAGAGACGAGATTGGTAAGTATATTCCGGCAGGAATTGCAGAAGGAATTAACGGAAACGCAAAGTCTATTACATTTGACGAAGTAAATGCAAGGATTATGCAAGAGGCACGTTCAACTCAATTGACGATGGATTCAATTGACACTACATCAGGTGGTAGCGAATCAATTGATATACTTGGCAATATAACAGATGCGTTATCTAAGTTTTATATAGTTATGGACGGTAAAAAAGTTGGAAGGATAGCAAGCCCGGAAGTAAATCGTGCATTAGGGGCTACAAACAGCTTAGAGTTAAGAGGTGCTGTATGATGGAAATGAGAGATATGGGTATTACATTTGGTAATAAGCATACGTTTAATGATTTTGGGTTAATTTGTAAAGATATAGAAGTGGGCTTCCCGGAGGTCAAGGCTAATATAGTCAAATTAAGTGGTGCAGATGGATTCATAGACTTAACAAAAGTTTTTGGAAAGGTTATGTATGGTAGTCGTATGATAACGGCTACCTTTTTAGTTAAAGAAGCATCTGCAAGTGAATGGGCAATTAATATGTCAAAGATTGCAAATTATTTACATGGGGAAAATCATAGAATAATTCTTGATAATGACAAGGGATATTATTATGAGGGTAGATGTAAGGTATCTTTTGACAAGGAATACAAGCCATTTTCAACGGTGACGATAGAATGTGAGTGCAAACCTTATAAGATAGAGGTTAATGCAGAACTTGGAGATGATTGGCTCTGGGATCCATTTAATTTTGAAACAGGCATCATCAGAAGATATAAGAATATTGCTGTTAACGGAAGTTATACATTAAATATTAGAGGATTAGCCAAGCCGGTAATACCTATAATTATTTCAGATTCAACTATGCAATTAGAGTTTAACGGAGCTACTTATAACTTAGCACCGGGAAATAACAACATATATAGGTTGGCAACAAAAGAAGGCGACAATGTGTATAGGTTTATTGGTAACGGAGTAATTTCAATTATTTACAAAGGGGGAATGCTTTAATGTATGCCATAAAAGGGATACTGGGTGGTAGAACATTTACGCTGTCAGAGCCCTATAGTGATGATCAAGTAGTAACACCGGTTTTAAAAGAGATTGTCGGAAAGTCCGGAACATTAGAATTTGATATAAACCTCTTTCATCCAAATTATGAAGATGTTGTTATGTATAAGACATACATAAGCGTTGAGAGAGATGGTGAAGAAGTTTGGTATGGAAGAGTTATCAACATAAGCAAAGACTTTTACAATACTAAAACCGTTATTTGTGAGGGTGAACTTGGACTTTTAAATGATTCTATACAAGTACCATATGGCTATAGCGGTACTGTTAGAGGTTATATTGATTATATTCTTGGCAACCACAATGCACAGGTTGAGACAGAAAAAAGAATACATACGGGAAGTATTGTTGTATCGGATTCTAATGATTACATACATAGAGAAAACAATAGTTATACAAAGACACTTGAAGAACTGGATGCAAAGTTAACAAAGCTGTTAGGAGGATATTTAAAGACACGACATGAAAATGGAGTGATTTTTCTCGATTATATATGGAATTATGGGGACGATAATACACAGATAATTAGTGTTGATGAAAACCTGATCGATTATGAGTCAAGTGAAAACAATAATGAATTTTATACAAGACTAATACCGACCGGAGCAAATGTCAATGAAGTAGCTATAACAATAAAAACTGTTAACGGTGGTATTGATTATGTGGATAATACGGCACTTATAGAGCGATACGGAGTTATTGTGGGTACAAAGTCTTGGGATGATGTTACTCTTCCTGAAAATTTACTAAAGAAGGCCAGAAAAGAGATCCTAAGTAAAGAGCTACCTAACAGCTTTAAGTTATCAGCAGTCGATTTATCACATATAGATAATTCAACGAGTCCAATAAAAGTCGGAAGAAATACAAAAGTAATCAGTCCATTTCATAAGTTAGAGACCATGTACTTTGTAACTGAAAAAGAAAGTCATTTGGATGAGCCGGAAAGAGATGTGTTCACGTTTGGAATGAGGCAAAGCACATATACAGCAAAAATTAGCGATGCCGCTCTTGCGTTAGAGCAGAATATGACTAGGGAGATTAAGGATACGGCACTAACCATTAATAATAAGTTAGATGATGGGTTAAAGACAATTACAGGCGTCAAAGGTGGAGCAGTGGTGCTTGACACGTTTAATGATAATGGTGATTTGGTACAACCTTGGCGAATTCTTGTTATGGATACTGCCAATAAGGCTCAAGCGGTTAATGTTATACAGATAAATCAGAACGGAATTGGCTTTAGCAGAAACGGAGTTAATGGAGAATATCTAAATGCGTGGACTATTGACGGGCACTTGAGGGCTGAATTCATTGATGTAGGTACAATGCTTGCTGACAGAATTAGAGGCGGAACTCTTGAGGTTGGAGGAGACGGAACAGGGCGAGACGGTCAGATTCTTGTAAAGAGTACAAACAATGAGATACTTTGCGTTATTGATAAAAACGGTATTTCTGTAAATAAGGGAATTATAAAAGGCTCATCAATCGAGGGAAACAGCATCAAAGGTGGAAACATAGAAGGAACTACAATAAAAGGCTCGTCAATAGAGGGAAACAGCATCAAAGGTGGAAGCATAGAAGGAACTACCATAGAAGGTGGTAGTGAAATCTATTTCTCGGCAAATAAAGAAAATGTTAGAATTGGAGATTTTGAAGTAAGAGATACATCGAGACATATACTGCAGTCAAGTGATGAGTGTACCGGAATGAGTGGTGCCGATGGTGGACATGGAAGATGGTATTTATGGGCAGGTTATCAGCAAGGGCGTGGATCAGAGAATACGGTGTTTTTAGTTAATGACGGTCAGGTTAGAGTAGAAGGTGAATTGGTTGTAAATGGAGAGGAGATTGAAGAAATGATTTCCAGAAAGATAAGAGAAAATAGAACTTAAGGAGCAAGTATGAGTACAAGGATAGATCTTACAAGAGAAATAAAGGATTGGGAAGAGGCTATTTATGGCGAAGAAGTTAGAAGTGCAAACTCCAGGGCATTCCAAAAAATACAAAGTTCTGTAAATGAAGCAATAGATGATGTTAGTCAATCGGCACAAAATATCAATACAACTCTAAGTGAATTAGAGCCGGCGATAGCAAGAGCAAATGGAGCAGCAAATACTGCAAATACTTCTGCTCAAGCTGTAGATTTAGTCAGGGATGATATTGTCAGAAGGCTTCAAGCGGGTGAATTTAAAGGTGATAAAGGAGACAGAGGAGAAAAGGGAGCGACAGGAGCAAGTGGAATAACAGCTACTGCAAGTGGTTTTTTCACATTAGAAGTTGATGCTTCAGGAGATTTATATGTTGTAACACCTGACGGAGAAACTCCGCCTAATTTTGAATATGAGCAGAGTACAGGTAATTTATATTTGGTTATAGATTAGGAGGAAATATGGCAAGAATATTAATTGGGAATATTAAAGGACCACAAGGGGATAGAGGCCAACAAGGAGAGAGAGGACCACAGGGAGCACAAGGAGTTCCGGGTGCAACTCCGGCACTTGTGAATAATGCTTTGGCTACACAGGCAGGAGTTGCAGCACTTGATGCTGTGATGGGGAAAACATTAAGTGATAAAATAGGACAGGTATTTCAAAATCGAGGACAAATCAGTTGGAGGGGAGAGATTACTCAAATTGGTATATATAGTAATGATCCTAACAATTTATGGGATATGCCACAAAATGGAGAAG